GCATATGTTGATGCCCTGGGTAAAAGTGTCCTGAGAATACACAATATTGCAGTTAGTTTTACTGATGCAAATGGTACTTCTGCAGAGATGGAAGCAACAAGTTCTGCAGCAGCACAATTTCAACTAGTTACACAATCCCAGGCAGACACTGTTTTGCCTAGTAACAGAGCAGTAATTGCTAGCGGAACTATCAACTGTCGTAGAGATGATTCAGGAAACGGATTAGCATCTGCAGTGTACGAAGCATTCGACAATTTGCCGCAACTATGGACAAACGGATATTTAATCGCGGTTGACCAAATATTCCTGGGCGGAGAAGCCTCAGTAAAATGGGCTGGAGATGTTTATTGCAGTATCACAATGGAATGCACTGTAGAGACTATGACTCAGGCTGCAGCAATGGCATTAGCATTATCCCAGCAATGAGGCGTTAGAATGGCTCTATCACCTAAAGAACGGGCAATGATTCGTCAATTAGTCGATAGACAAATCCAACTTGAACGATTCATTACCAGGAGAATGTCTCCTTTGGCTGGATTGGGATATGAAGTATCCCTGGAAGACCCATTTAATTCACCCTTGGTAATTTCCAGGGATGAGAAATTAGCCATTGCAGAAGACGGTGCTAGACGCGGGAAAAAACTAGGTTCAAAAATCAAAAAACCTAGGAAAGTTTCTGCGTATCAAAAACAGTTTGGAAGAGAACTCAAGAAACTGAAAGGGAAGCATCCCAGGACACCAATTAATCGACTCATGAAAAGAGCACATTCTGCTACCAAAAAGGTGATGAGAAAATGAAGAAAACAGGCAAGACATTGACACTCTCAGGACAACTACCCAGGAGACAATTTCAACAGCAATTATTTCGCGACCCTCATACTGTCCTGGAATACTCAAATGTCCTGGATATCAATAGAGCCTGGAAAGTCAAATCCTTCGCTACCTGGATACAAGAAACGCCAGCAGAAATGGGCTTTACAGGTGAATGTTATTTTACAGTAGATTGCCAACTATCAACAGACAATATTCCTAGCAATCTAATGTGGAATAATGCAGGTGACAATCGGGCAATTGGCTGGGGCAACCTGGCGTACAATGCAAATCGAGCAGCGTACAAACCTATGACACCTGCAGGTGAAATCCCCAGGTCTTTGGACAATAGCACATATTGGTTACATCCTGACCATGTTATTCAGAATAAATTGACAATCTCTGCTCATGCTTTTGGTTCTAATGCATCTGAAAATGCAACATATGTTTTGAACTATCTAGTGGAACTAGAAGAAGTAGAGATTTCTCCTACTGAATCAATCGTATTCAATATTAAATCAAAAGCCCAGGATTTAGAAACATGAATGACGAATCCCTTTCACCAGGAATCATGCCTTTAATTCGTAATTGCTTGGCTGCATTTCTCCTGGGATATTGTATTGGACAAGGCATGATTCCACCAATCCTCTAATTTTTACAGATAGCGGAAATTAGCTCAGAACTTTTTTTCCAGTTTGCACCAAAACGGAATGATCGATAACGCTGTAATGCGGAAAAGTCTAGGTAAATTGTATGATTCAGGAAATATCTCTATCGTTTTTGTGCTTTCTTAGGTCACTTGCTTTAACAAAAGTATCAGTTCCGTATCCTTTTTTCGTTCTTTTTCTCATCCAGGATTGATTTCTTTTCCTGGCTGCAAACTCTGCATCCTCTGCAGTTGAATAATATCGAAATTGGGTGACTCTTTTTCTTCCTGGATAGTAAGAACCAGGTCGAGTTAGTAGTATTGAGTTTCTAGTTCCACATTGGCGACATTTTGAATCATACCTGGATGATTTAGAAGATACATTCCAAGCCCTAGAACATACCTTACAAGTCCAAACAATATGCCTGGGTTGTCTCCATCCTCCTGATTGAGAATACTTCTCAGGTGCAAGTCTTTTTCTTCCTAATGAATCTGTTTTTTTTGGGTCGGGTGTGTGTGACATCTGCTACTACGACCCACACTTCCGGCTTAAACCCAATCAACAGTGAATCAAGATTTTACCGCTTCGCGGATTAGATAAGAATCTGTATCCGCAGTATAGCCCAGGCTGCTATAGCCATACGGACAAGGATAGAGATTATTAGCGTTTTGACCCACAAACATTGACTAAATACCCCCTCTTTCCTGGAATATTTTACATGGCTAAATCAGATAGTTTTTTTATCCGCCAATCTTTGAATTGCGGAGGCTCAACAGCGACCGGAACAGGCACTTATTTTCAAGTTCCAATTGACCTGGGTGCATATGTTGATGCCCTGGGTAAAAGTGTCCTGAGAATACACAATATTGCAGTTAGTTTTACTGATGCAAATGGTACTTCTGCAGAGATGGAAGCAACAAGTTCTGCAGCAGCA